ATAGGACTGGATAGCGAAGACGTTCTGACCATCTACCTCGTCGGTGCCGATCTCGTGCTGGTAGATCTTGATCAGGTCGCCTTGCGTGCGGAAGGTGAGGGTCTCGGTAGAGGTGGCCTGGGAGTCATCATTCATGACAATTGTCTGAGCCCAGATCGTGTCGATATCAATACTAAACCCAGTACCTCCACCGATGTCGGCGTCGTCTACCGCGATGGTGTCACCTGGTAGATACCCGCTACCAGGGTTCACAATCGTCACCGAGGTGACAGTACCCCCAGAAACCACAATATCTGCTGTAGCGCCACCACCAGAGCCGCCGGTAATTGCAACTCCTGGGTATGTGTTGTCTGCATAGCCAGAGCCTCCCACAAGGTTTGTGAGCGCGTTGATGCTGCTCGAAAGAATCTGCAAGACCAAGGTTCCGGTCGGTATTCCCGGCCCAGACACAACCTGCCCCACCTCAACGAGCGTGTTGTAGGTGCTAGACGACAGATACGGGCTGCCCGTCACAATGTCGTAGGTATCGCTGAAAACAACCTCAGAGATTGATCCCGGCCACGCCGCGGCTACCGGGTAGGCAAAGACCTGAGAGAAGTACCCAGCGGTCCTACGAGCCCCTGCGGCCTGCCCAGCGTCATACCAGGTGTTTTCTCGGACGTTGTAAATGATCGCGTCATTGCACTCGGTGGAGTCGCCGCGTGGGTAGAACCACCAAATCTCGCCGTACCTCGGTACCTTTTGCGCCCAGACCTTCTGCCGCTGAGAGTAGTTCAGGTTGTCAAAGAAATAGTTCTGGTTCATTGAGTTCGGGATCTCTTTGACCGTTCCGTTGTAGAGCAGGAATCGATCGACGCCACACCAGTAGTAGATTCCGTCGTACTCAATGACGCACTGCGAGGACATAATTGAGGTCTGGCTAGAAATGATGTCGTACCGCCAGAAGGTGGGGGGCGCGTAATCAGCAGTCCCAGGCACCCCGAGAGACTGGGGCGCATAAGAGACCCGCACCAGGCTGTCTAGGCTCCAGAAAAGGCCGCTAGGGCTATTTGATCCACCTCGAACGGGTAACCCCTGCACGATCTTGCCGGTGGCCACATTGACCTCATTGGCGTCCGCAGAGACCCAGTCCTGGGCATTGCCCGCGGAGCAGTTCCGAATCAGGCCATTGTTGCCATACACAAAGACATAGGGGTGGAGAACCACCACGCCGCCGGAAACCTCCACATTATTGTTGAAGGTCGCCGTAACGGTCGCAGATGCCGTTGCATTTGCACTCAAAGTCACCGTGGTTCCGGACACCGACACTACTGTGGTGTTAGCAGGAATGCCAGCCCCGGTAATCGCTTGCCCGGCGCCAATTAAAGTGTTAATGGCCCCTAGCGTCACATCAGGGTTGCCATTTGCCGTGGTAACCGTGTCGGTGAAGACGCCGATCTGGCTCATAGTAGTGCCGTCGATGTCGCCAATCAAGACTGGCGTGTTGTTGGTGTCGTCTACCGAAAACAGGTTCTGGCCTGGATGCGCGACCAGGCTTTGCACGCCAGCGCCAGCGACATCAAAAAATCCATCAAACTGCCACAAATTGAGATCCGAGGCGGTGAAGTCGCTCAGGGTAAAGTCTTGAATTCCCGCCCCGACCCCATTGTCATCAATTGTCAGGACTTGCAAGCCATCGTTGTAGCCGCTAAAAATGTACGTGAAGTTGTTCTGGCTGTTGAGCCAGATCCCCCGAGAGGGCCCCTTGAGTTGCCCGGAGATAACCCGGAAGCCGCCGATCTTGCGGGGGCGCCCGCGTTGGAACCTTACCCAGCGGCCGTCGTTGTAATACTGCTTATCAAGGACCGTTCCGTCACGCTGTACGCCGGGTAGCGTGTCGATTGAAAAGACTTTTTCGGTCATTAGAACGCCCCACCAGAGACGCCCGTAGTGAAGGTTCCCGACCCCGTAATAGTCAAACCAGTCGCGGTTAAATCAAACCTTTGTATGCCGTTCACAGACATTCCGATCTGGAATGAACCTGGCCGGTAAATACCGGTGTTGGTTTCAGAGGCGAAATTTAGCGATGGGGTGCCAGCGCTGCCGTTAATCAAAGACAGAGAGGTCGCACCGGCCGCTACCGTGGAGGCATTCAGTACGTTGACAGAATCGCAGATAAGGATGACCTGCTCACCAGCCGGCACCGTGGCTGTCGCCCCACCAGGCACGCCAGTCTCAAAGGTAATGGTGTAGTTGGCGCCCGTACCATCCGACTGGTTGGTGATGTAGTAGACCTGAATCGTGGGGGGAATCTGCACCGTGACGTTTCCTGAGAGCGTCCCGGTGTACTTTTGGATGACATTGCCGGCCTCCGCAGAGGTCAAAACCACAGTCCCGCTGGTGACCGCCTTGGTCAGTTGCGTGAAGTTAAATTGAGTCGACTTTCCCAGTCCGACGGTATAAAACGCGGTGCCAGAGCAGGTAATGAAGCATGAATCTGCGGGCTGAAGAGAAATTGAGGCAGCCCCGTTAATCAGATCCCCGCCGCTTGGAGCAATGGTAAGCGTCCCAGTGCCGCCGTTTCGGACAACTACAAACCAGTCATTTCCTAGCACCGGAGCGGATGTGAGGGTCAAGGTTCCGGCCCCGCCGGTCCAGACATAGGTCTCAGCTCGATCGCCTGCTACCGCGGTGTAGTTCGACCCAAAGGTCGTGACATTAAATGCGGTGTTGAGGGTGGCCGCTATGGCCTTTAAACCGTTCCCAGCCAGGGCCGCAGCATCAACCGCAGATGACCCTACGCCAAAGGAGATGAGCCCCCAGGTGCCCGCCGTATTGGCGTTGGTGGTGATATAGATGTACTTGGCAAGCCCAGCCGCTACGGTGGCGATCGTATTCCCGTCGTAATCCGCAACCGTAAAGGTATTGGACCCCACATTGCGGATCAGAGCGTCTTCACCGACCGAGGCCTGGTTGGCAGGCGGCATACGCAGGGTCAGCCCGCCCGTCGTGGCGGTGACGTTCATAATCCTGGCCGCGTAATCGTTTGTAGCGTTGCCGTTGATCGGCCAACTCAGGGTCGTGTTTGCAGAGAGCGTAATCGCTCGGAAGCTAACGTCGGTCGGCTGAATGACGTTGCCGGTAAATGGGCTAATAAAGCTCATGATGCATCCCTTACTATGGTCTGACGGTCCGCCACCCGAGTGATGTCTTCAGCCTGCAAGGTAGTAATGACCTTGGTGTATTGAGCTTCCCACATGGGGATGCGCTCGTCGTTCTTTAAAAATGGCATCGCCTGCAAAAGCGATCCGTACAGTAGGGCCTGCGGCGCGTACTGAGTAAACCAGTTGCTCTGATTCGATGAATCTAAAGGCTGGACCCGCTCGTAATACAGTACCTCGTAGTTGTAAGCCACGTCTGGAGTGGGCGCTACAAGCCAATGCGTGTAGTCGTAATCACAGTAAAACTTCGGCGTGTCCGTCTCGGCAGGATCTGGCCAAAACTCCCGCAAGTATTCATATTTCCGTAGCAGCACAGGTTGGCGCTGGCCATTGGCCGTAACATTAATCGAAACGGTTTTGCGCCACCGAGCGGGTTTATCAATGGTGGCCTCTCCCGGAACCATGGTCGCGGTTACAACCGTGAGATTGCCAAGAAACTTGAGGTCGGTCGCTATGACCTGCTCAGCCAGCATAATGAAGGTAGGAATCTTCGCCAGGGTAGCCTGGTCGGTTCGCTCCAGGTAGGTCGAGATATCGTCTACCAGGCTGTCATAGGTCATTACGGCGGCAACAGTCATCACCACACCTTTTTCTTAATCGACTCAGGCTGGGGCACAAACTGCTTGCCGGCCTTTGTTCCCTCACGCTTGGCTCGGGTGGTTGCCGCGTATTCAGAAGGTGTTAACTTCTCTCGTGCCGCTTTTGGCAGGTAACGCTCGCCAGTCGCTTTCGGGCCCTGCGTGGACGGTTTACCAGACTTGGTTCCCCAGTCCTCTTTCGTCCACTTTGAGAGCGAATTATCCGCCTTTTTGGGGCCCTTGTAACCCCCACCAGAGGCTTTGTACTTCTGAGTGGCCAGTTGAGCCTTCCTAGCCGACCACTGACCCGGGGAGCCGCCCTTACCCGACGCCTTCACCTGGGACTTTATGCGCTCCCACTTCTCCGGCTGGGTCTTAACGGCGGAACTCATTTGTCGACCTTGTTGTCCAGTTTGTCGAAGATCTTGTCGAGCATCTTCTTGATGTCATTCACATCGTTGCGGTAGTCGTCACGCGTCACGTACATAAGAGGCAGTTCCGATAACCGGTCCTCGATCTTAATGATGGATCTTGAAATGGAGTTGAGAATCCAGCCGCCAAAGGCGCCTGCAAGACCAAATCCGAGATTAATGAGAACCTGGGTATCCACACCGCGCTCCTTTACGCTACGAGTCCTGGAAGGTAAACCGTCTTGCCGTCTTTCCGTGTTGCTGTGAGATTCTGCTTCTTCAAGTCTTTGGGATCATACGAGACATGCACCCAGCCGCTATCCGGTACGCCGGGCGTGTAAAACTCAAGGATCAGTTGCGTGTAATCCAAATTATCCGCTATCCACTTCGCTACGTCAGCGTTAGCCACGCCTGGAATTTCAATGTCGGCAGCCTGCCCCCGACAGTGATCACTGGTCTTTGATCCACCCACTGCGGCATTGACCTCTGGTGACCGGTATCCGGAGTTGACCTTAACGCCCTTAGCAAAATGGTCCCGGACGGGCTGGAGCACGTTTTTACATAGAATTCCAAGGTTGCCAATTTCCACCTCCCCAGGAGTATTGTCCAAACCTTTACGCAGGGCCGTCTCCGACTTGATCATCTCGGCTAGGCTGAAGTTCGCGGTCAGTTGAGTCATTTCTGCCCCTTCATG